AACGGCTGCTGCTACGTCAGCTACCAACGCTGCAACCTCAGAAACCAACGCATCTAACAGTGCAACAGCGGCGTCTACGAGCGAAACTAATGCTGGCGCAAGCGCAACGGCAGCAGCAAGTAGTGCTGCAGCAGCAGCAACCAGTGAGTCAAACGCAGCAGCAACTTTAGCAGCTTCCGCGTTAAAAGCTAACAATTTATCTGACTTAGCTGACGCAGCGACTGCCAGAACTAACTTAGGTTTAGGCACAGCGGCTACTACTGCTTCTACGGACTACGCTACTGCTGCTCAAGGTACTTTAGCAGACTCAGCACTACAATCAGACTCAACTCTAAATGCAGACAATATGACAACAGGTACGCTTTCAGGCGGCACTTACTAAAGAGGAACTTAAACAATGGCTACAACAATTGTAACTAAAAAAGGCTCAGGCGCACCCACAGCTTCTGATTTAGTAGAGGGCGAACTGGCAGTAGACACAACTAACGGACGTTTGTACACAGAGAACAGCAGTGCAGCCGTTGTTGAACTGGGTTCTAACCCAAGTGGAAACATAACCTTTGGTGACAACGGTAAAGCCATCTTCGGAGCTGGCTCAGACTTACAGATTTATCACGATGCTTCTGACAGCGTTATTCTTGACAACGGCACTGGAAACCTAAAGATACAAGCAAACGATCTTGTGCTTAAAAATGCTGACGGCTCAAAAGAGTATCTAAAAGGCACTGATGGCGGGTCAGTAAGAGTACGTTATAACAATAATACTGTTTTAGAAACCACCTCCACAGGCGTCGACATCACGGGTTCTGCCACGATTAAAGCCGCTGGCGCAGACGCTTCAAGAACGTTAAGCATACAAGGCACAAACGGATCTTCTCAAATTTACCAGTTTAATATAGTTGCTGACGGCGAAAACAGTGCAGCTAAGTTTATGATTGGGTCTGGAGGTGGCGCAGCAACAGAACGCATGCGCATCGACTCAAGCGGCAACGTCGGGATTGGTACTACGAATCCAGACAGAGAGTTAGACCTCGTTAAAGCTACAGATAATTGCGTGATGTCAATTACTTCTGGGACGTCAAATGTTGCAGGCATAGTGTTTGGTGATACTGACGATGACGACCAGAGTGGTGTTTTACATCACAACACTGGCAACTACCTGTACTTTAATACAAGTAGCACAGAACGCATGCGCATCGACTCAAGCGGCAACTTGCTGGTGGGGAAAACTGCAAGCGACTATGCGGTTGAAGGCGTTGAAATACGTTCAAATGAAGTATTAATTACTAAATCAACGACTAACCCTTTAAATGTCAGAAATGGTCAAGATGGTGGGCTAATAGCCTTTGCTTCTGGGTCCAGCACAGTCGGTAGTATCAGTGCAGGAGCATTGTCTGGTGGGATAAATCCACTAGCTATTGGTCACTCTACTTCTGGGATTTGGTTTATACCAGCCGCTCAAGCAATAGCGCCTTTTGATATGTCTACTAACTCAGCAGCGGACAACTCCATTGACTGGGGCTTTGCAAGCATTCGCTGGGATGACATCTACGCCACGAACGGCACCATCCAGACCTCTGACCGCAACGAGAAGCAAGACATTGAAGCCTTATCAGATGCAGAGCAGCGTGTTGCGGTAGCAGCTAAAGGCTTACTGCGTAAGTTTCGTTGGATAGATGCAGTTGAGAAAAAAGGCGACGACGCCCGCATCCACTTCGGAATCATCGCACAAGACCTCCAAGCAGCCTTTGAAGCTGAAGGCTTAGACGCTGGACGATACGCAATGTTTATCAACAGCACTTGGACAGACGAAGAAACTGGGGAAGAACGTAGCCGCATGGGTGTTCGTTATTCAGAACTACTAGCCTTCATCATCTCAGCAATTTAACAGGAGACAAACATGACAACTTGGACAATCTCAACTTTAGAACGTGAGTTATCAGACGGTGGCGTAGTAGTAGCCCACTGGCGAGCTACTGCGGTAGACGGTGACTTCTCAGCGTCGTCCTACGGCACTTGTGGGTTCACGCCTGATCCTTCTTCTTCTGGGTTCATTGCTTACGACTCGCTGACTGAAGCTGACGTAATTGGCTGGGTGCAAGCAGAGTTAGATCAAGACGCGATTGAAGCGTCACTTTCTGCTCAGATTGAAGCAGACAAGAACCCAACACAAACAGCAGGAGTACCATGGTAATGGACTTGATGGGCATAGTATCCATCGTAACAACCATAGTTACTGTCGCAAGTATCATCGCAGCAGTAACTCCGACACCTAAAGACGACGAGTGGATTGCAAAGCTGTACAAGTTTGTAGACCTACTAGCTGTCAACATTGGTAAGGCAAAACAATAATGCAAGAAGAAGCAAAAGCCGCAGTAGACGTAATTGCAGTAACTACTACAGTGTCAACCCTGATGGGCTGGCTTCCTGCTGTGGCTGCTGCTTTGAGCATTGTATGGACTGTAATTAGAATCATTGAGACTGACACTGTAAAAGGTTGGTTCAATGCCGGAGATTAGTGACGAGACTAAAGTTACTGTACCTCTGCGTAACTTGATAGGCTTAGGAGCTTCCTTAGTTGTAGCTACCGCAGCCTACGTGACGCTAAACAGCCGTATTACTACATTAGAACACGGTCAGTCAATACAGGACATGACCATAAAGGAAAACGCAGCATTTGTACGTGAGTGGCCTTTGGGACTCAGAGGTGCATTACCTGATGACCTAATCCAGAACGCTAAGATTATGGCTTTGGAAGAACAGTCAGGAGAAGTCAGGGAACTCAGGACAAAGATAAACGACTTGGAAATTAAAATAGGCCAGTGTGACAATGGAGTACGTTGATTTAATTAGTTCCATTTGGCCCATCTTTGTAGGTTTCATTATCCTTGTGTTGACACTGGGTAAACTCATGTCCCGTATGGACGTAGTGGAAGAGAAGATTAAGACTTTGTTTGAGTTGTGGAACAAGAAGAATGATTGATAAGCTCATAGGGCCTGTGACTGGTCTCTTAGACAAGTTTATACCTGATGCTGACACTAAGGCTAAGTTAGCCCATGAAGTCGCTACGATGGCTGAGGAACACGCTCAGGAGATTGCTAAGGGTCAGATGGAGATTAATGCTGTGGAAGCAGCTAACTCCAACGTGTTCGTAAGTGGCTGGAGACCGTTCATCGGTTGGACTTGTGGCTTGGGTATGTTTGGAAACTTTATTACTATCCCGTTTAGTAACTTTGTTTTGGCGTTGTTTGAAGTAGACATAGTGATACCTTTGGTGCCTCTGGAGACAATGATGCCAGTGTTGATGGGGATGTTAGGCTTAGGTGCAATGAGAACTTACGAGAAGAAATCTGGAGTGTCTAAGTAATGGCTACGTACAGTTTTCAAAATCTAGTAGACAGGTATAATAACTCACCAGCAGCCCAAGACTTTGGTGTGTTTGCAACGTATGATCCAGAAACTAATACTTTTATTGAAGATGTAAGTTCTTTTGGTTTTACTGGAGACGCTGCGACTAAAACATACACACCTGAAGAGTTTATGGGGCGATTGGGGCTTGAGGGAGGTACGTTTGAGCCAAGTTCGTCTGTAAGTCCTTACGAAAGCGGTGCAGCAGCCAGTTCTTTTTATGGGAGTTTTCCAGACACTACAGAAGAAAGACAACCTTTAGGTTGGTGGGACGTAGAAGACCCTAAAGCTTATTTTGGTATCAAAGGTGAACGTACTGATGAGCAAAAAGATCTTGTTACAAGGTTTAGACAAGAATGGGGTAATGTAAGAGGCGGTGCTGTACTAAACGGTTTAATAGACGGTACTTATACAGCAGAGCAGGTTGAAAACTACTGGGGTGCTGAAAACTTTAACTCTTTGATTAAAGCTGAGGGCTATCAGATAGAAGAGTTTACAGGCACTGCCGATGAGTTTGGTGCTTATCTTGCTTCTCAATGGGACAACATTTCAGAGTTCTTAGGCGGTACTGCTACAGGTCCAGACGGTACTTTAGGCTCTATCTCTGCTGACCCTATGCAGGGCATGGGCGGTCCCAAAGGTGCAGAAAGAGGTGTTAGTGTTACTGCTGACAGAATAACACAGCAGGAATACGTAAACGCTATTAGAGCTGCTGCGGAACAAACTGGGATACCTATAGGTGTCTCATCTCCAGACGGGTCACAGTACGAACTTAACTACGGACAGTTTGATGATGTAGCTTTAGGTGAGTACAAGCAGACAGAAGAGCCTTACGATGCTTTAGACATTGCGGGTCAAATATTTAGTACAGTTATAGAAACTATTTTAACCACTGCTGTTACAGGGCAGTTATTTTCAACACTGTCTAAAATACCTCAATTACAGACAGCAATGGAAACTATTGGCGGTGTTTATAGAAACGGTGTTTTAGCTTTTTCTCCAGAAACTATGGCAAGTCTGCAACAGGGTTTAGAAGAAGGTAAAAACCTAACAACAATTCTTTCAAGTGCTTTTGGAATAGGCTTAAACAGATTTGTAACTGGCGCTATTAAAGATGAATTAGGATTACGCTTTGGTTTCTTAGACGATCCTAATACAGACTCTTTAAATGTTGTTGAAGATATTTTAAGTGGAAGTGTAATAGCGACTGTTACTGACGACGGTGTGGAACTAACAGATGTTGAAACAACAACTCAAGACGAAGAAGAAGGGTTTCCAGAAGACGCCAGTGAAAACGACATTATATACAATGAAGCCGGTGACGGTTTTATCTTTAAAGACGGTATTTGGCAAGTAGCTACCCAAGAAGACTTAGACGCTCCTGAAGCTATTGATACAACTCAAGACGAAGAAGAAGAAGTAGAGTCTGAAGAAGAAACTGAAGAAGAAACTGAAGAAGAAACTGAAGAAGAAACTGAAGAAGAAACTGAAGAAGAAACTGTAGAAGAAGCATCTTTAGACGCTGATAGCGACTTACTCGATGGCGATGACTTTGATGACCTTGATGGTGATGATGATACTGATGAAGGTTGGACATGGGTAAACCCTGATCCAGAAGAAATACCCAGAGTTTTCTTAAACAGAAGACAGGTAATCGATTTTAACGCAGGTAGAGACGTTGTTTTATCAGACGGTACAGTTATAAACAACACAAACTCTGAAATAGTAGGCGGTGGTGCTGGCGGCGGTATTTGGGTATCTCCTCCAGAAATAGTTGTAGAAGACGAAGGTGGTGGAGTTTTCTTAGACCCAACTGAAGAAGCTGACTTTAACTTAGGTAAAGACGTAGTTTTAGACGACGGTACAGTTGTGAACAGTCAGACTCATGAAGTTCTGTCCGGTGGTTTTGGCGGTGGGGTTATTGTAACGCCTACAGAAGTAGTCGTAGAAGAAGACGCTGGAGGAGGCGCTGGTGCTGGTGCTGGCGCAGGAGCCGGTGGTGGTGGACCTGTGACAGACACTAGTACTGACACGGTAACAACTGACGGTGACGACGCTGGAGACGTTGACGACGACAGAGTAATTACAGCAGACCCCGGAGCAGAAGAAGTTAGTGAAAGAGAAGATATAACCTCAGACATAGACGAAGTAATTGGTGTAGTGGAAGAAGCTATCGGTGAAGAAACAGATCCTGACACTGTAGAAGATTTAGAAGAGTACTTAGAAGATCTCCAAGAACTAGAAGAAACTACAGAAGTAGACGAAGTTGTTGAAGTAGTAGAAGAAACTTTTGAAGAAGGAACTACTCCCGAAACTACTGAAACAGAAACATCAGGAGAAGGTGAAGTCTCTGAGGTTGGAGAAGGCGATGGAGAAGGAGACGACGACGTAAGTTTAGACTTGTTCATTGACTTATCTAAAGATGACGACGAGCAGCCTACTCCTGTAGACACTGACGGAGACGGAGAACCTGACGTAACAGACCCAGATGACGACAATGACGGCATCCTTGACCCCAACGACCCTGACCCAGATGATCCTGTAGATGTTACAGGAGGTGGAGAAGTAGGTGGCGGTGTTGATACTGGTGCTGGAACTGGTGTTGGGACTGGGGAAGAAACTGGAGAAGGTACTGGTACAGGCACAGGAACCGGCGAAGGAACCGGAGAAGGCACTGGAACAGGAGAAGGAACTGGTGAGGGCGAAGGTGTCGGAGAAGGTACAGGTGAAGGCGAAGGCACCGGAGAAGGCATAGGTGAAGGCGACGGCACTGGTGAAGGAGTAGGCGAAGGTGACGGTGATGGGGACGGAGACGGTGAAGGAGAAGGTACTGGGGACGGTACTGGAGGAGGCACCGGGACAGGAACCACTAAACCTTCAAGAGGCTTTAGACCACAAGGAGGACTTGGTGGTGGATACATGGGCGGCTTAAGTTATGAGTTGCCACAGTTTGTAGGAGTACAGTACCAGCCTAAAGACTACACTGTTGAGTTGGACCGTATTATTAACGAAAGTTTGTTTAAAGGGATGATCTAATGACTTACAAAGATCTAGTCAACAATGTACTTAGGAGGCTCAGGGAAACAGAGGTTTCTTCTGTGCAAACTAATTCCTACAGTAAACTCATAGGTGACCTTGTGAATGACGCAAAGGACCTTGTGGAAAACTCATGGGACTGGTCTGCACTTAGGACTACACTTACGATTACTACTACGGCTGACGTCTTCAATTACTCCTTGACTGGCAGCCAGAATAACATCAAGGAACTAAACGTGTTAAACGACACGTCTAACTTCGTGATGCACTACCAGACTAACAACTGGTTTGACTCACAGTTCCTATTGTCGGCACCGGAAACAGGGTCACCAATGTACTACACGTACAACGGTGTTGACTCTGACGGTGACACTTTGATCGACGTTTACCCAAAGCCTGACGGAGTTTATTCCTTACGTTTTAACTGTGCGTTACGTAATCCTGACTTGAGTGCAGACACTGACAAGCTGAAGATACCGGCGATGCCAGTAATGCACCTTGCTGTAGCCTTTGCTGCTCGTGAGCGTGGAGAAACTGGTGGTACTTCGACGCAAGAGTACTTTGCTATGGCTAACAAGTACCTGTCAGACGCTATTGCACAGGACGCTGGTAGACACCCAGAAGAAACTATCTTCTACACGCCTTAAGGTACACACTATATGGCACAAGAACTAAAAAGTATTAATCTTGTAGCTCCGGGCTTCAAGGGTATTAACACTGAGGACTCACCGTTGTCTCAGGACCCTTCTTTTGCTGAAGTTGCTGACAACGCAGTGATTGACAAAAGAGGGCGTATAGCAGCACGTAAGGGTTACAACGTAACGACTACTAACAAGACGGAGTTAGGTAGTGACAACCTGAGTGCTGTTAAGGAGTTCAGAGACGACGCAGGTAACACTAAGATCTTCTCTGTGGGCAACAACAAGATACTCAGTGGTACAACCACGTTGGCTGACGAGACTCCGGGTAGCTACACAATCACTGCTGACGACTGGAAGATGGTCAACTTTAACGACAAGATCTACTTCTTCCAGCGAGCATACGAACCTCTTGTGTACGACAACGCAGGTGGTTCTGTAATTAAACTCAGTACAGTTTCAGGAGCAGCAGGTGTTGCTTCAACGATGTACGGCAATGAAGTCTTGGCAGCTTACGGTAGACTATGGACTGCCGACTTCGCTACAGACAAGTCAACTGTTTATTGGTCTGACCTTTTGATAGGACATGACTGGTCCGGTGGAACCTCTGGGTCCATCGACATAGCTAAAGTATGGCCAGATGGTCACGACGAGATTGTTGCACTGGCTGCACATAACAATCTTTTGATTATCTTTGGCAAGCGTAGTATCGTAGTTTACTCAGGTGCTGACGCTCCTGCTACTATGGCTTTGTCCGACACTATTTCCGGTGTTGGCTGCGTAGGCAGAGACACGGTACAGTACACTGGTGTAGACGTAATCTTTCTTTCCCAGACTGGCTTAAGAAGCTTCGGAAGAACGATACAAGAAAAATCCATGCCAATAAGCAGTTTGTCCGGGACGATTACCACGGACATTATACAGTTAATCAATGAAGCAAACGAAGTTTACAAGTCTGTGTATTACCCAGAAGCAAACTTCTACCTACTAACTTTTACAAACCAAAACATGAGTTATTGTTTTGACATTAGAGGAACTTTAGAAAACGGGTCATACAGAGTTACACGCTGGCCCGGCACTAGTTTCACTTGTTATGAACGCAAGGACAACGGTGACTTACTCATAGGAAGCGCACAGGGCATAGGGCAGTACACAGGTTTTCAAGACAACGGTAGTCCCTACAGCTTCAAGTACTTTAGCCCTGAGTTGTCCTTTGGCGATCCTTCTAAACTTAAGTTTCTCAAAAAGATTAGACCGACGGTAGTAGGTGGTAGTGGACTTGACATTCTACTAAAGTGGGACTATGACTTTGGTTCTTCCTACAACACAAGCATCATCACGTTGAAGGACCAAGCAAAAGCAGAGTTTGGTATAGACGAGTACACCGTAGGTCAGTATTCTGACGGTATCTTGACGTCTAAAGACGCTGTAAACACTAACGGCAGTGGAGGAACCTTGAGCATAGGTATGGAAACAAGCATAAATGGTAACGAACTGTCAATACAAGAAATCAATGTACTTGCACTAGTAGGTAAAACAATATGAGTAATTATACTAAAGTAACGGACTTTGCTGCAAAGGACACTTTGTCTGCAGGTGACCCTAACAAGGTTGTTCAGGGAACTGAGTTTGAAACTGAGTTTGATAACATTGCAACTGCAATAGCTACAAAGGCAGACACTGCTGGACCTACGTTCACAGGGACTGTCACGATACCGGCCCTGACTTTCACAGGTACGTTGTCAACGGGAACGATTAGCGGAGGAACCTACTAATGACTTTGGAAGATATTAAAGATTTTTTAGAAAATCTTGGAGGCGAAGGGTCTTCTCCGCTCAACACTGCTGCTGCTTTAGGTTTGGGAACTGCTGGTTTAGGGTTTGCTACAGATGCTTATAGCGATGTAGGAAAGATTGGAGAACGTGCTTTTGAAGGATTAGCAGGAGAAGAGGGTTTAGCCCAAGAACTCCGTGGTATGCTGGAGTTTCAGCCGTACACCGTGACTTCTGCTACTGGCGGTCAGTTTGGCATGGCACAAGATCCTACTACGGGTCAGATGACTTACCAACTAGCTACTTCTCCTGAAGAACAGGCTTTGCAGCAGCAGCAGTTGGAACGTGCTGGTATGTTCTTTGGACAAGCAGCAACTCCTGTAGATCAGCGTGAGCAGGAAGTGTACCAACGTATGCGTACAGCCATGTCTCCTGAAGAAGAACGCCAGCGTTTAGAACTAGAGCAGCGTATGGCGGCTCAAGGACGCACAGGCGTACGTACGGCACAGTTTGGTGGAACTCCTGAACAACTTGCGTTGGCTAAAGCACAAGAAGAAGCCAGAAACCAAGCCATGTTAAACGCTATGCAGTTTGCAGGACAAGAGCAGCAACGTCAGGCACAGCTAGGTTCAGGCATGTTAGCCGCTGGTTACGTACCACAGGCACAGTTGCTTGGCGCATTGCAGCCCGGTATGACTGCTGCAGAACAAAGAAGACAAGCTATATCACAACAGGCAGGAACTTACGGTCAGACCTATGCTTCAGGCTTAGAAGCACTGCTACAAGCTGGCTTGGGACAAGCTAACATTGCTGGAGGTGTCGGTGGTAACATCGCTAGTGCAGCACTTGGTGGCTTGTTTAGTTAATAAGGAGAACACATAATGGCTCAATTTTCACAAGGGTTTTTGTCCAGCCTAGGTAGACCTGCAATGGCAGAAAGCTTGTTTGGCTTAGGTGCCACTATTGGTGGCCTTCCGGGTCAGCGTAAGCAGCAGCAGAAGCAGCAAGAAGTTAATAAGCTACTACAGCAGATACAAGGCGCACAAGGTTCTGGAGACTTCAACAGTATGAAGATCTTGGGGCAACAGTTGGCTGCTATAGATCCACAACAAGCGGCTAAAGTAATGCAAGCTGCTACTAATCTTGAGCAGAAACAAGGTCAGCAAAAAGCGATTGAGGGTTTGTTGACAGGAGAACCCCAAACTCCTGAGTCTTTTACGACTGCTGCACAACAGGCTCTATCTGCAGGAGACCTTGAAATGGCTTTAGATCTTGCAAAAAGAGGAACAGATTTAAGAACTAGCACAACACAAAAAGAGGCCAAAAAAAATGCAGCAGTAACAGAGCTACAAGGGTTTATGCAAGATCCTAGAGTATCTCAAGAAGATAAACTACAAGTTAGAGGTGTTTTACAAGGGCTTGTAACTGGTCAAACTGATGTTGAAACTGTTGGACCTCAGCTTGAAGGGTTCAGAGACAGGTTTAAGCCTAAAGCTGTTGGCAGTAGAGCTGCTCCTCAAAAAGTTGAGGTAATGGAAAAACAACCAGACGGTTCAATGAAGAAAGTAACTAAATTTGCTATACAAGACCCCGTTACTGGTGGACTTACCTACGAAACAGTAGGCTTAACTCCTCCTAAAGAGGTTGCTCCTAAAGGACCTGAATCTAGAGGAGTAGTTCCTTCTCCCGTAGAAAAAGCGATGATTAAAACAGCCGAAGAAGCTACAAAAGCCGGTAACCTTCTGTCTAGAAATAGAAGTTTAAGGGACAGTTTATACGCAGGAGAAGCTAAATTAACTGGTGTTTTAAGTGATTTACGAACATCAGCTTTAACTTTTGCAGGTATGAGGGACAAAGAAGAAGAAGATAAAACTTTATTTTTAAAAAACAGAAACACTGATATTATTAATAGCTTACCGCCCGGAGTCGCTTCTGATAAAGACATTGAGATTTTTAGTGCAGGTTTTCCCCCAGCAAACGCTAGTCGAGAAGAAATTTTAAATTACTTAGCAGCAGAAGAAAGGTATCTTTCTGCTCAACAAGATATGTCTTTACTTTTTGAACAACATCTTGAAAGACAAATAACAGAGGGACAAACTGCTACGACAGTAGGGTATGAAACCAAAAGACAAAACTATGGTATTTACATGGGAAGGGTGCTTAATGCTATGGAAAAAGAAAAAGAAAACAATCCTGCTCAAGCTGTTGAGATAGAAAAAACATACGTTAAACAAATGCAAGAAGACCTTGGTTTTGTACCTTCTTACTACCGCTAAGGAAACATAATGCCTAAAAATATATTTACTGGTGAAGAAGTTTCTAAAGACAATCCTAATGCAGCTCTACTAACGGGGACTGGCTTCTCAGGACAGTTTTCTGTAGACCTTTTACCCCCAGAACAAAAACAGGAGCAGTACGTAGCAGAGAATCTTCAGGCTTTTTCTGAAAAAGTAGAGTCTGAAGAAGGACTCACTGCAGACGATCTGCTAATGACTGCTAGAGCTTTTATTGACGGACTCTGGTTAAACAAAGCAGATGAAGTTGGAAGCTACATGGCTGCTACTGCTGTTTATGCTTTAAACCCTGAGTTACGAGACAAGTCTATTCCTCAAATTGCAGACGAAATGCAAATGAGTCTTGAGGCTGAGTCTGCTCGTTTTGCTGAGGAAAGTCCGTGGGCTGCTGGAATAGCCAACGTAGCTGGTTCTGTACTGTCTCCTGTGACTTTAGCTGCAGGAGGAGTCTTAGGACAAGCGGCTAGACTAAGGCCCGGAGTACAAGCTGGGAAAGCAGCAGACGAAGTGGGCGCAACTTTGGGAGGGGCTTTTGCTAGAACCGGAGGAGACGACGCTGCAGCTTTGGCTGCTCAGTTAGGAAGACAGCAAGCAGCCACTACTGGGCGTTTTTATAAGGGCGTAGACCCTACTGGAAAGATAGCCCAAACACTGTCTAAAGCAAGTCCTATGGGTATTCTAGGTGCTACTGCAGGTGTAGGGGCTGTAGAAGGGGCAATCATTGGTGCTGAAGGAGAAACTTGGGAAGATAAAGCTAAGAACGCTACTTTTACTGCTGGTATTTCTGCAGCAGTTCCGTTTGCTTTTGCTGGTCTTAAGAAAACTTATGACTTTGCTACTGAACCCAAGATGGCACAGCAGTTAGGAGAAGGCGCTGACTTTACTAACCTTATGTTTACTGAGCATGGGTTAGCACAAGTTTATAGGTCTGTCGTAGCTAAGGCTTACGGAGGACGTACTCTGTCTGAACAACAAGCACGTCAAGCTGCTGGCAGAGCTGCTCCTGCTGCTGCTGCTAGGAAAGCAGTACAGATAGTTAAAGAAGAATCTAAGAAGAAAGTAGAAGATGCTTCTGCGGCTATTAAAAGAAACACTGTAGAAGCTATAGAAGAAACAGGCCTCCGTATTGACGACCAGATAGTAAAACTTAAAAGATTAGCTGCTCAGTCACGAGGTGCTGATAAAATAGAATACGAAGACCAATTAGCCCTTTTAGAAGAAGCAAAAAACAACGCTGGGGCTGCAAAAGCTCTGGCTGTGAAAGAAGCTGATGCGTCTGTAAATGCTGCTAATGCAGGTTTTCGTGGACAAGCTCTAAGAGAAGCTGCTCCTTCAGGGGCCACACCAGACGAAATAAACGCTTTAGGCGCTTTAGATCCTCAAGACGCCAACGTAGCTTTGGACGATCTTTGGAAAAAGTACGGTTTTAAGGTGGCAGACGGTAAAACCTATAATATTAACAAAGATGAAGTAGCTTCGTTTATCGACAGCATTTCTGACGACTACTCCGACTTGGTTTTAGTGGGTGTTGAGAAAGGCGGTATCATTAATGCTGTTAAGCAGTACGTAGTTGATGAAATAGGCCGTAAAGCTCCTGACGGTGTTATTAAAGGAGAAGACCTTTTACAATTAAGAAGCACCATTGGAAGGGCTATTAACGGCCTGAGTGACGGTAGTGTCTCTACTCGTAGGTTTTCTTCGGAGGTTCAAGGACACTTCCACGACTTACTTGAGTCTGGCCTAAACGCAGCAGAAAGAAAAACATTCGCTGCTGACAGGGCAGCTTGGGGAGTTAGAAGTACTGTAGACGAAGCTACTGTAAAAGCATCAGGAGGAGACGCTAGAGCAGGGGCCTTTACTGGCAAAGACTACTTAGACGCTTTAAGAAGTTTTAGTCCACGTTTCGCAGCACGAGGAGCAGGAAGACTACAACAAGAAGCACAAGAACTTGCTGCTGTTACTGAAAGAAACAAACAGAATATACTTGACTTAGCTGACTCAGAAGCTAGAAGGATCGCACAGGAGGCTACTAAAGACAAGGCTCTTTTAAGGAGACAGTTTCAAATAACAAGAGACAAACTAAAAGCCAAAGAAGCAGAAGAAATAGCAGCTCTAAACAGAGAAAAAGCAGTAGCTAAAGCTTCTGAACAAGGTAAAGAGCTTCTTAGAATTAGAATAGCGGAAACAAAAGAGAAGTACGCTTTGCAATTAGCCGACTTAGATGAAGCAGCAGCAAAGGCAAAAAACGAGATGGACTCTTTAAAAACGTTAATGCCTAGTAACTTCCAAGGAAGTGTCTTTGAAAACTTGTTTAACACTGCTATTATTGGACAAGGTGTTACTATAGCGGCTCCTTCAATACCTTCTCAAATAGGATCAACTCTTGCTCTTGGTTTTGGAGGGGCCAAGGTACTGTCTCAAGAAGCAACTCAAAGAATCTTGGCGAGGCAGACAGGGAAGCAGCAGCGTCTTAGGGAGTTTACTGAAGGACTTGGAGAATCTTTGGAAACCAGAGGTATAGCTCCTACTGCCCAGACTACAGGTCTACAGGCAGGTCTTGCGGGTCAAGTAATAACACCTAAAGGACTTATGTTTTCTGAAGAACGTAAAGAAATGGTCAGAAAGATGCCGACTTCGGGTAAAGCTGCGTTGTACAGAAATCTAAAAGCAAACAACCGTTTAGATAGGCTGGAGGCAGAAGACCCTAAGTTGTTCAAGGAACTAGAAAGAGCCTACAACGCAGGTAGGAACTAAAAAAAGGGGCCACTTAAAGCCCCTTCAGTTTCACTCTAGATCTCGCAACTGTTGCCAACACAGGCCAACTGTTGTGACCCTTCGGTCATGTCTGTTTCCTCAACGATGTCCCACTCGATAGTCTTTGGAAACTCCTTGACTAGCTTCTGGTACGTCTCCAGATCCACAGGCTCATAGGGTGCTTGCTGGTACGTGTGTTCTGAGTAAGGCAGGAAGCTGATGCCACTAACCTTGTCGAACTTGTTGTACAACCACTGGCCTACCTCTAGGAACTCGTCGTCTCTGTAGTAGCAAGTCATGGAAGGCTTGTGTTCACACCAGTAGTCCTGATACAACTCCCACAACTCAAGCTGCTCCATGGCACCCATGTCAGTCGCTACTACAGCCTTCTTAGGAGACTTTATAGGGAACGAGAAGACCTTAGTAGTAGGAGAAGTCACGTCTATCTCTACAGGCACTCCAGCAGCCTCTAAGACAGCACACAAGGGATCTCGTGCGTCTGCTCTTACTCGTCGTACGTACTGCTCCGCGTATCTAGGGTGTATGCCTGACGCGCTATCCACCAACTGAGACACAGTACCGGAAGGCTTAACAGCAGTAATGGCAGTGCTAACATTGATGCCAAGGCGTACAGCCCATGTACGATTAGTCTTAATAGCTTCCTTCTTAAGCTCCGTGAGCCACTCCTGTAGTTCTGCACGACTCTTCCTCCCTGACATAACTGGATGATCCATGATGCCTGTCAGTGACACACCCAAGAGTGCTTCCTCTTCAGTGTTGTCCTTCCAGATCTTACGCAAGTACCTGAAGTCAGTCAGAGTCGCCTGTAGCGTCCCTAGGATGGCTGCAGACCTTACCTTCGTACGTAACGTGTCCAGTGTGTCCTCTGCCCTGACTACTACTTCAGACAGGTTACAGAACTGGTACGGACGTAGGATAATCTCTGAGCATGGGTTAGTACCAAAGTCAAAGCTGGCGTCTCTACGTCCATTCTTCTCTGCCTGACGCTGACTTGCGACACGACTGAAGACACCTCTTTCGCCTGACCGTGACTCGTACAGAGACTTCCACTCGTTTAAAAAGGCTTCAAAGTCAGGCTTCTCTGTGTAGCAAGCTGAGTTGTTAGCCAAGCCACGCTGAGGATTATCTACCC